AATGCGCTTTATTAATGATATCCATATCCTTACTATTATACCAACTATTTTAATACTTTTTATTAATTAGAAGATCTGCCTTCGCCTTGTGCATTTCTTCCAGAAATTGTGGATGGGCTATCAGAATTATTGTTTGCTCTTTGGGAATCTCTTTCTCTATTCCCTGCTAAATTTGCTCTAGCATCTGTTTCTTGTCTTGGACTCATTTCAAATGGAGTGTCTCCATCTTTAATCATTGGCAATCCAAGTTTTTCTCTTGCTTCATTTGGCATCATTACTTGGGTCTTAACATACCGTTCAAGAATTTGAGACTGAGAAATTTCATCAGTAAGCGTAAGTTCGTTAAATTTAAGTTCAAGAATGTCGGTTTTTTCACGAATAATTTTGTTAATTAATTTTGATATCTCATTCTGTGCTGGACGAGAAACCTGTTCTTTAAATGTGCGATCCTGTGCAAGTGCGTTGGCAATTGACCCAGAATCTCCTCCACCTAATTTAGACAATGGAACCTGATGAGCCACTAAAATATCGTTTCTATTTTGAAGTCTGTATTCTTTAAAAGATCCTTCTTGAACGCCATTTTCAATTGGCTTCATGTCAAACTCAACCTTACTATTTTCAGTATCTCCTGGAAGTGGAATATACAAAGTTCTATGAGACTGACCTTTTAAGCCAGTTTGTAAAAATCTAAACATTTTGTCTTCTGCATCTGCACTTAACTTAGCGCCTTTAAGTGTAATAATATATCTTGGCACTGCCTTGTTTTCAAAATAATCAATATTGTAGTTTGATGCAAGTTGATCACCAATAAGTGAAGAGAGGGCTGAAATAATATCTGGAACTCCATAATAAGTATTTAATGGAGAGTATTGCTTAAAATGAATAACCTCATTTGGTCTCGTATCTGTTGTTACAGGATTTTGATTCTTTGCCCCAAAATTTCTAAAGTATGTAACTGATGGCTGAATAATCTGAACATATCCGTCATTTAATCTGCGAACACGCATTGTTGTTGATGGAATATGACCAATGTAACCAATCTCTCCTGTTACTTTACGACCAATTTCCATGTATCCATTTCCAGTTGCCTGTACATCTACATAAATTTTTTCCATAATTTTTGTAAAACTGTCGTCATCGTTAAGGTTTTCTAACCAATCACGCATTTCAATTTTTGCTCTTTCAATTCTTTTACGAGCACGACCAAGAGAATTTTCATCTTCAACATTTTCAAGTTTTAGCATGGTACGTGAAGAAACAACAAAATCATAACCAAGACCAACAACATTCTCTACTTTAGCGTCAATCGCAGCATGGTTTGCAAAAGATGTATCGTAAAAGTTTGCCAATTCATAAAGGTTGTAAGGAGGTGTAATTACATCAAAAAGTCCATAACCATTTCTAACTGCTGTTCCTGGATTTATGGCTTTTGATTTTGTATTATCTGTTCCAGATTGAACTGCATTTGCGCTATCTAAATATGCGGAGGTTGGATCTACTGCTTTGCCAATGTTGCGAGCAGTGCGTCTTTTAAAATTTTGATCAAGATTGTTTAAATTTTTAATAAAATCCCAGTTTTTATTAAAAGGATCATTCTTTTTAAATTCGTCTTCTTTCTCTGCAAGGTTATCAATACTTGCTCCAAGATAGTACTCTTCTTCATCAATCATCGGAACCATGCTCCTTTATTGTTTGCTGTGCTGCATGAACTGCACCCAAATCATTCATATTAGGAATAAGTCCTTCTTTCATTCTGGCAATCTGCTCAGAGTATTCCATCTCGCTTACACGGTTTACACCAGGATGAAAAACTGGTTTTCCTTCTGGCTGACCCCAATATTCTGCTGCTTTGCGTAATTCCATGATTTTTTCAAGATCACCTTTACGTGCAGGAATGTTTAAAAGGTTTCCGTGACCATCTCCAAAGACCTTGCCATTGGGTTTTTCCCAAAAATATAAACCCCAATCATAGTTTTTTTCAATAAGTTTTATCTTGGACTTACCAACTTCTCCTGGTTTTTTCTCTCTCATAACCATTAGTATACCATATTATGCTACAGTTGATGTAGAACTTTGCCAAATGGTGTCTTTAAATACCTTCAAATAGTCAGTCTCTATATAGATACCTTCATCGTCATCTATAATATATTTATTTGTTCCAACATAGTTTTTATATACTTCTCCAGCATTAACAATATACCTGCTGTCTCTACTTTTAACTAAAACGCTGTCCCAATTTGAATTGTCCCAAACGTTCCAAGTTTGATTATCTACTTCTCCCCAAGTTCTAAACAAAACTTGCTGTTCGAGTTGTGAATTAGTACCTTTATAAAAAGATATGTTGTTAAAAGTCATTAGATGCTTTAAGTTTATTTTTCCATTATAAGAGTTTAGGCCTAAGTTAACTGGGAAAGATATACCTAAAACAGTCCATCTTTGAATTGATATAGTTGGCTCTGTTACATAAAGTCCATTTAAATAATAAGATAATTCTGTAAACGGCAGGTCATCCGATTTTGTTTTAGCAAAAATAGTTGCTCTATCTGCATTTGATGAATTAGCCTGAATATAAAACTCAATAGTGTCAGTTGCATACTCTATTTCAAACATTAAAACTGGGTCTTCAGGAAATGCCCATAAATCTGACCTGATAAACATTTGAATAGCACTTAGAGAATACTTGATGTCTAAACCTGGATTAATGTCAATACTTAACCCACGATTTAAATTGTTTAGTCCATCTCTTAATTCAATCCCGCTTTTTCTTGTAAGGTATAGGTATGGAACGCTTTCTTTGTCGATAACATATGGATTAACTCCTTTATAATCAGGAATACCACTTACTAACTTGTATGGAACTAAGTCTATTGCATATCTACTTTTTATTGGATTTGAATTATTTGCATTTAAACTTTTTGCTGCAAATTCTATTTTTCTTAAAGAAAGTTTATTATGTAATATGCCAAATACTTTAAACCTAATAGAATAAACCATTGATATAGTGTTAAAATCAATATCTTTTGATGGATAGATTAAATAATTGTCAACAATCTCAAACCTTTCAGTCTGCCAATCTGCCTCAGTATTTAAATTTAATATTCTTTTCTTAATTGCTGGATTTGTTGTTGCATAGTCTGCGTCTGCTTGTGTAATTCCTTGAGAAATATCTTGAAAAGTAACATATACTCTTACGTTTGAATTGTTAGTATTTAATGAATCAGAATTGTCTACCCAGTAGGTGTCTCCTTCTTCTTTTACTTCAGATGGTGCTGGATAGTCAATATTAAACTGAATAAAATCAATATCTGTTATAGTCTCTTCATTTTCATCTAAAACATCTTTTGCAAGTACTGATAATGGAATGTAGTCTTCCCAGTAACCAAAAACTGAAATATCAATAAAAAACTTTCCATAATCTTCAAAAGAAAATAGAGTATAACTAGAAACATGATTAATAATAGAGTTTGAAAAATTAAAAGTACCGTCATCATAAAAGTATGAGTCTAAAGTAAAAGATGTATGTTTATATGTGTTAATTCCAACATTATATATATTTCCAGTAAACATATTTTCTTTATTTGGTTGGCTTCCAATATATAGTTTTAATGATCCTGGATTTGCAAAAAATTGAGCAAGACCACCTGTTGTATTGTTTGCAATTAGTTTTGAAATTTGAATTCCGGCAGTAAAAATTCCAACGGGACAAGTATGTGATCTAATCGTAGTTGAAACTCCAGCATAAGTAAAAACATAGTTTAATAAAGTAGATTCTTTTTTAATAGCAAAACTATTTACTCCGTCTGTTATGTATAAAAACATAGCGTTTTGATTTTCTTCTAATTTAAATGTTCCAACAATAGAATCTATAGTGTTTGAAATAAATGAAAGACTTTCAAAATATATATAAGAATCAGTTCCCCAAGTTCCAGATGGCTTCAAACTAAAAAATTTAGATCCTGTAGTTTGAATTAATTTATTGGCAGCCTCTAGTTCAGTTATGGTTTTATTGTCAGATAGAATAAAATTAGGCAATTCATAGTCCGGAGTTTTAAGTGTTGATATTCCAGGAATTAAATTATCTTCAATTCCAGAATCCCAAGATCTTGTAGTTGGATATGTTATGTTATTGCTATATTCTGCAAATGGATAGTCTATCTCTACTGTTGATCCACCATAATAATTATCTATAATTTCTGGTGTTGTTGGTATACCCTGACCTAAAATATAATGAACTTTTGCTGCATTTGTTGAAATAGAATATGGATATAAAGAAATACAATCAATCTTAATTTGATCCACATATGTTTCATATGCATAGAAAGCAATCCAGTCATTGCTTTTACTTGTCTGTATTTCGTCGTATTGTGAAGGAAGATTTATCAATGATGTATTAATTACCAAAGATCCAACTTCTTCACCATTAACCAAAAGAATTGCTTGATTTTTAATAAGTTTAATGTGAACAAGCATTGGTCTATACCATTCACCAACAAAATGTGAAACAAAATCTCCATCAATTACTAAAGTTAAAAAACAATCTTTTACATATAAACCATCTGTTGATCCTATTGGTCCCAAAATTCTTTTTGCATCTGACGTATTTACGTCTGCCTGTAGCCAAACCTCCAAAGTGTAGTCATTGTGTCTGCCAGATTCGTTTAAAAATCCATACCCTGGAAAAATAAAAGATGGTTGAGTATTTGCAATTAAATCTGCTTCATCTACAAAATAATTTATATCTGTCCAAGAATCTTCTGTATTTTTCCAATAAGACCAACTTTCTTCAGCAACCTGTTCCCAAGTTCTATAATCAATTATTTCTGAGTGTGGAATTAACTGAACTGCTCTGTCTGATCCATAAACAAGCGGTACACCAAAATTTTTACCAGCCAAAGAATTGTTGTCAACAACATAGTATCCACTGTTTGCATTAAGACCATAAGCATTTGCCTCAACTACTCCGTCTAAAGATAAATTAATAGTTGCTGGACTTGAAAGTTTTGTTTGACCTAATGATGTTGCATTAAACTCTTCACTGTGTTGACCTGCAGTAATTCCGTTAAAATGAATATTATAGGCTGCAATATCTGCTCCTCCTGGAGAAGAAACAACTTTTATAACAAATTTAAATTCTTTGTCAAGGTCTGGAAAAGTAAATGTTGCTGAAATTGGAGTCCAAACCTCTGATTCAATAATTGTAAAATCTTTAAACTCTGATCCTCCATCATACTCATATCCAATAGATATTGAAACAATATTTGCACTTGCTGTATAGTAGTATGTGCTTAAAGCAAAGGTTTGTAGTGTAGGATTTAAAGATTGAAAATTTACTAGGTTTGCACTTTTTATATAAGATGTCGTATTTGAAGGTGCAACAGGAAGCGTAGATCTAAAAACTTTACGATAACTATCTGGAAAAGGCTCAACTTGGTTTTCTGAATTAATCTGTGGAGTTGACCCAGTAATGACTGTTCCACTTGTTTTAGTCCAAGTATTAATATCTCTTTGTGCTTCTGATATTAAAGATATGTAATCTGCAGAATCATCTAATGGCCAAATTGCAAGCGGATGCTCAGCAAAAATTTTCTCGGCATATAAATTAGAAGGAATATTCATTATTAGTCTATTTTATCATACAATGCGGGTAAACCATCTTGGTAATGTGTACCTATTAGTTCCTGTGACAGTTTTTACTCCGTGAACAAAATCTGGTGTATCTGGAAAACACACTAAATCTCCTGCCTCTGGTTTAATTATAATGTCTAACTCTGGAAAATAAATCTCACCGCCAGAGTAATTATCATTTATATATATAAGGCAGGCAATGTCATTTGTTTTAGTAACATCAAAATGCTCATGCATTGATGCGCCAACTTCAAATCTAGCAATATGATTTAAATTTGATACGTAGTCTACAAATGGTCCAGGATAATTTTCTAATACAAAATCATAAACTTTTTTTTGATACTCATTTAAAATTAAAAATTCTTCAGAAACATCTGATTTTGCAATACCAGAATGAAATGCTTTAAATTCTTTTTTTGTATTTCCAAATTCTGTAAACTCTGAATCAACGCTTAATGCAAAATTATATAGCATACTAGAAACTTCTTTTGGCATAAAAGTTTTTATATGCTTTATTTTAGATAAACGATCTTCCATTAAGAAACCTTAATTTCACAGTAGTCTGTTGTGCAATACATTTCTCCAACGGAATCAAGATTTTCAATACCGTCATAAATTGCATCAAAGTTAATGTGAGCAACCTTTCCGACATAAGCATCATACTCTTCTTTAGTAATTTGTGTGTATGGCTGTTGTGGATAAGTATGATTTCCCATTGGAAGGAATGAAACTGCTTTTAATTGACCTTCGTACATATGAAGTGCAGGAGCAATGTGTTTTGTTTCTGTTTCTTTGTCAAAAGATAAAGTTACAGAGACTCCATTATCTGACCAATATTTTTGTGTAGTTGCAGCAAGACCAATCTTTTCAAAAAGACTTACATCTTTTTCTGATCTTGGATGTCCAGAAGATACTGGAAAATATACTACTGTAGTATTTGCTGAAACTAGATCATCTTCAATTTTATACCCTGCTGCTTTAAATAAATGCAACATTGGATCTGTATTTCCAAAACGAATTGCACGTAAGAAATACTCTCCACCAACAGACCAATGAACTCCTGGAGATGCTCCAGAAAGCAATGAGACAGATCCTGAAGGCTTTACTGTAGTTACACGAATTGACTCACGAACACATAGCCATTCTGAATATTGCTTATCGTAGTGGCGAATCTTTTTGTATCCTTCGTCCATCCATTCTCTGGTTGTTGGCATTCCATTGATATCGGTAAATGATGCAATACCAGTTAAAGATGTTCCAATTCTGCGGTTTCTTTGCATAATACCGTTTGTAATTTGCCAATGTGTTGGAAGCAATGTAACAGTCTTTCCATAAAGATATGCAAATTTCAAGGTACGCATAAAATCTTCTTTATCTGTGTGACGATTTAAATGAACTTCAACAAGGGTACAAAGTTCATAAGATTCTAGTGGTTGTTCTGCACAAGGATTAAATCCCATAACACGATAGTCTTTTCCATCTGCTGGATCTGCTAATCTTCCATAATTTCTTGCAACATCAAGCCAAATAAAACCAGGCTCTCCATTATCTGCAATTAAATCTACATAATCTTCATAATGAGTTCCAACTTCAGCAGAGATAGAGTTATTACTCATCCATGCCCATCCTGGATTTTCTGAATCAAAAGAGTTGCGATCTGGGAATACTTCTGAATTTTTAAGATTAATAAAATCTTTATCATTTGGATTTCCAAGAGCAAGTGTTGCAGATCTACGAACATTTCCAGAAACAACACAAGTTCCAATAAGATTTACAATATCTACAATTGCTCTAGAATCAAACTTCTCTCCTGCTCTAGAACCAATTACTTTACGTATCATTGTATGTAGGTCCATCAATGGTTTTGGACCGCTAGCAACCCCACCAAAGCCTTTAATTAGTGCTCCTAGAGGACGTATTAGATCATAGTTAAATTCTTGAATTGGTTGATTTACTCTCAAAAATGAATTAAGTAAAAGTCTAACAGATTCTACCCATCCTTCACGAGTGTCTGGAATTTCGTATATAGATGCTGGCTCTGTTGGTGCATAAATAGATAGATCTTTTTCTTGACCTACCGTGTCAAAACCAACTCCAATGCCAAGCATCAGTGCGTCCATAACCCATGAAAATAAAGATCCTGGATCGTTACGGTCAATGTCTCTTGTTGAAACCATTGCACAATTTTGAAGAGATGCAGAGTTTTTCTTTTCCATTGTCATTGGGGTACCAAAAGCCCAAAGACCTCTTCCTGGTGGAGTCCATTTAAGATTAAACATACGGTCATATGCTTCTTGTGCTGATTTCTGTGCTTTATAGTCATTCCAAGGCAGTCTGTTTTCTTTCGCATGATTCTTTTGCACTGAGTACATGCCTTCAATTACTCTTTTACAAACCTCATACCATCTTTCCTTAGTACCATCGTCTTTTACACGGGAATAAGTACGAACAAACGTAATCTCTCCTAATGAGTTTCCACCTGCATCTTTGAACCCAAATGGTGGTTCAATTTCAATATATTTGTTTACAAAATCATCAGAAAAGCGAAAAGAAAATACGTCAGACATAATACTCCTTAAATTTAATTATATGTTTTATTATAGCAGAGTTTTTATTTTTTAACAACTCTATACTTCTACATGAGATAGAGTTTTTATTTTTTATAAACTAAAGGTGTATAAAGTTTTTGTGTTTTATCATCAAAAGAATTTGCTGGCTGTATACTATAGCCTAAAGTTATTCTTTTTGAATTCTCTTTCCAATATCCTCTTCCATGCAAAAGTCCAGTTTCAGACAAAATGGCCCTATTGTTTTTATTAACATTTTGAAATAATTCTCCAGACTCTAATTTATAAATTGTTACAGATGGTTCTGCATTTATGCAGTAATATCCATGAAAATCTGGAATCCCTCTTTCGTGATCATCATGAAAGGTCATATCTTTATTAAATAATTCTTTAGGAGCAGTAATATTTTGAAAATCGTTTAAATCACAGTTAAACCAACCTTTAATTAAATAATTTTCTTTATTAAAATCAATATCATAATAGTCGCAAGCATTTTGTGTCATTTCTAACAAAGCATTATTTAAATTAATAATTTCTTTATAATCATATTTAAAAAGATTATAAAAATTTGAAAAGATAGTCGTCATTCCTTTTTCATAATATTTTTGACCATCAGACTTTGATATTCCTTCAATTTCTCCATTAAGCATTTTTTGTTCTTCATTAAGTAAAAAATTATAAAAATCATCAAGATTATTATTTAAAAAAACTTCAAAAAACTTATGAGGTTTTTTATTTAATTGATTGCTATCTGTCATTCTATTCCTTTCATTTGTATGTTTTTCTATTCCAATACCATTTTTTATATCCACCAGTAAATCTACTTCTAACTTTATTTGTTTGTTCATTTACTATTTTTATATCAAAATCTTTATTAAACTCTGCTACCCAATTCTCTCGTTTAAATGGAAAAACTTGCACCAATGGGGTGCCTTGTTTAATTGTTCCTTTAAATCCTTTATCTATAAAAAAAGAAAATAGACCATCTGACATATAACCATCTGTATCAATAATTGCAGCAATAGCATGCATTGGCATATAGTCTTGATGTTGTGGTTCCATAAATAAAGAACTGTATCCTTTTTCAGTTTCAACAACCCATCCAATGTTAACTCTAAATATGCAGTCTGTAAAAAAATCATAATTAAATGGATAGTGCGATACTTGTTCTTTTGAATGAGATCCAATTAATGGAGTTTTTAATTTTTTATAACTATCTGAAATTTTAAAAACTTTATTATCCCCAGTTGTATCAATCTCTATGTCTACTGGACATAGCAACAAATAACCTGTAGTAATAATATCAAAAATTGCTTGACAATTTTTTATTGTTATTCCATCAATAGGGTTGTTTTCTTGCACAATGTAACTTGGTTGATCTTTATACCATTCTGGTAATTTTTTTGACATAGGAATTGGCTGAGGAAAAGCATCAATCATTTTTGGATATCTATAATTAAATGTTATTTTTTTCTCTGTTTCCATAACTAATTATATCAGTAATCAGGACGGTCAAAGACTAACATGTTCTCAGTAAAGAAGTTATCGTATGGCTCGCAGTTTATAGAAATTTTTTCCATTTCTACATTTACTTCTTCTACTGTTGTAATTGGTAGCCATGCTTGATGCTCATAATTATAAACCTCATAAGTTGTATCAATATTAGGTGCCTGTATAAACTTAGTAATTCCGTCTTTTTTAACTAAAAGATAATGAGCAGGAGTATAAAGGTTTCCATTTATATGAATAAAGTTTTCAGCAGTTCCAGGAGTAACTGACATAACTGTTGTTTCTACAACAAGATCATTATCTAATTGTATATCAGAAGAACTCCACTCTGTCCAATTTGTTGTTTCATTTCCACCTAAATTCATTGCATAAACTGTATCTCCAACAACCAAATCTTCAATAAATTTTGTTCCAGTTGGAGTCAATACTTTTGTTTGCACTGCAAGAGAGTCTCCCCAAACGGAAAATCCAAAAGAGTAAGGCCAAAAACCAAATACGTTAAATGCTGGTGCAAAAGCAAATACGCTAAATGCTGGTGCAAAACCAAACACTCCAAATGGTGCAAAACCAAAAACTGCAAATGGAGCAAAACTAAATGGAGTAAAAGTAAAACTTGTAAAAGTTGCAGATGCTGCAGATGTAGAAGAGTTGCCATTTGCATTTGTTGCATATACTGTATATGCCTGAGCCGTTCCAGCCTCTTGAGCAACGTTAGCAGAAAGGGTTGATCCGCTTACCGTTCCTGTTTTACTATCATTAGATGCCCATGTATATCCTGTAATTGTACTTCCTCCAGTTGCTGGGGCTACCCAAGTTACAATATCTGTTGCTGTTTGTGACACTGTATCAATAGTTGGTGCTGCTGGAGTTGCTGGAACTGTTGTTACTGTTACTGAAGAAGAAGTTGTTCCACTTGCAGTTCCTGAAGCATTTGTTCCCTGTACTGTAAATGTGTATGAAGTATTAGATGCTAATCCTTGAAAAGTATAGGAAGGAGTAGATGAGCCAGTACTAACTGTATAGGTTGAAGGAGTGGTAGTAATAGTATATCCAGTTGCTGCTGGAGATCCTGCTGGAAGTGTCCAAGTAAGAGATACTGACCCACCTGTGCCTGCTGCTGATGCTGCTGAAGTAGTATTAGCGGTAGCAAGATAAGGACGAGATGTTCCTACGTTTGTGCCACTTAAAGAAGTAACGTTATCTGGTTGCAAAAAGTTATCTTGTGCTGAAGACTTGATACCTCTTTTTTTACTAACTGCCATTTTTACTCCTCTTTTCTATTATATTAAACTACTATGCTGACAAATCTCCCATTACAACCCAAAGATTTGCTGCTCTCTTAAACAATGTTGCTGATGACCATTGTGCACGAAGTTTTAATCCAGGAGTTGCATTTACTGTTGTTGTTACTGGCGTTGCTGCTTCAATTGTTACTGCTCCAGTATTTGTTCGAAGAATGTCAATTGATGTTCCAATTGGAAAGTTAAAAGTAGCGTCTGTTGGAATTAAAACCTTAACTGCAGTTCCGCCTGTATGTGAAACTTCAATTAATGAGTCTCTTTCATTTGCTGCTGAAAGGGTGTATTCTGCTGTCTTCTGAATAATTGATGTCCGTGATGGAACACCTTCTTTTGTTTGTGTACCGTCGGTAAAAATAAATCCACCAGCAGTTGTACTAATAACTGAAGTTCCGTTTACTTTAAGATCTTTTCCTGAAGCAAGGTTGATATGCTCGGAAGATGTCCAAGAATCTGTAGAATCTACCCAGTTAAAGGTTTTGTCTGTTGCGCCTTTAAGTGTAATACCTCCGCCATCTGCAGTTGTATCAGTAGGAGTTCCTGTATCTCCAAGAACAATGTTTTTGTCTTCAATAACAAGGTTAGTTGAGTTAAGGTTTGTTGTAGTTCCATTAATCGTTAAGTTTCCAGAAAGCGTTAAGTCTGTTCCAGATACTGCGCCTGTAAATGTTGCTCCTGAAAGAGAAGCCTTAGCGTCTAACTGTGTTTGAATTGCAGAAGTAACGCCATCAACATATCCAATTTCTGTTGAAGATACGGTTGAAGAGATACCAAGTTTGGTCCAATCAATTGCAGCAGATGCGTTAATATCAGCATCAACAATAGTTCCGTCAAGAATTTTTGCAGAGGTAACTGCACCATCTGCTAAATCTCCAACAACAATTGTTCCATCAAGAATCATTGCAGATGTAACAGTTCCTGAAGGAAGAGTTACTGTTCCTGTGAATGTAGGAGAGGCTAGTGGTGCTTTTGCGTCAATTTGAGTTTGAATGGCTGAAGTTACTCCGTCAAGATATCCAATTTCAGTATTGTTAACACCTGCAACAACTGCTTGTTTATTATCTAATTGTGTTTGAATAGCAGAAGTTACTCCATCAAGATATCCAATTTCAGTGTTTGAAACATTTCCAACTATGGCTTGGTATGTATTAGATGCGGTTGTGATACTTAGTTTTGCAGCAAGATCATCAGTAAGTCCTGAAATTTTTGATTGACTAATTCCTGCAGTTGCTGAAATATCAGCATTAACAATAGTTCCATCAGCAATCATTGGAGATGTAACAGTTCCTTCAGGAAGGGTTACTGTACCCGTAAATGTAGGATTATTTATTGGAGCCTTAAGTGCATCGGCAGTGTCTACGTATACTTTTGATGCGCCATCTGTATCTGCAGTAGGTACTGGCATATTAATAATTTTTGTAACCAAGTTTAAATCAATATTTCCAGTCATTTGACCGCCTGCTTTTGATAGACGTTCAGTAACATCTGAAACTAATGCTACTGTACCTGCTGCGTTTGGAAATTGAATTGCTCTATCTGCTGTAGGTTCTATAACGCTAATTGTTGTTTCATGAGCATCTGCTGTAGTACCTTCAAAAACAATTCCTGTTGTAGCATTAATTGTTGTGCTGTTAATAGTAGTAGTTGTACCACTTACTGTTAAATCCCCTGAAATTGTAACATCGCCAGTAGAGGAGTTGGCTAAAACAACTGTTCCTGCTGCATCTGGAAGAATAATCGCTCTATCTGCTGTAGGGTCTGTTACTGATAGGGTAGTTTCAAAACCATTTGCTGTGGCACCTTCAAAAACAATACTTGAACCAAATTGAGGGTTTGTTGTGCTATCTGCGTCCATGAAGTAATCAAGGCTTAGCCAGTGGTTTGTGCCATCACCAATTTTAAATTTATTAGTATCTGACTCGTAACCGATTTCTCCGGCTGCAAGAATTGGGCCATTGCCACTATTGGTTGATATCCATTGGGCTGCAGTGCCTCGTCTCTGTTGCATTCTTGTTGCCATAATTTAATCCCCCTAGATTTTATTCTTTCTTTATTATAACATATGATTAATTAAAGTTATCTAACGGACTTCCGCCATCATAACTTGTTAACCACTCTGCTGTATCATAAAACCCTGCAATTTGTGTTGAAGAGAATACATCATCATATGCTCCTGCATCTTGAAAAACGGTAGTAATAAGTCCCGTTCCATCAATTGCAGTATCGTGAATATGTTGTCTCAAGTTTGCAGTATCATCAAAAGTAGCAATCATAATCCAGTCGGCAGCATCTGTTGAATATATCGAAAGATGTTGCGTAACTGTATCAAAATATATTTGTCCATCTACTGGTGCAACTGGAGCAGTTGATTCGGTTGGGACAACGTTTGCATTTCCAGCAACCGTATCAACATACAACTTGGTTGCTGCGTGTGTATTTAAAGTTGGGGTAGCAACTGTAACAGTTCCTCCAAAGATGCCTGTTGTGGCTACGTTTAAGCCATTCTTGACCTTGAAGTCTTTATCTGTTGTTGGCATTTACTACCCCCTACTTTTTATTTGTTATGCTTCGATGTATGTCTTGCTTACTTTAACGCTTGTATCTGCAGATGCGCCAGTTACTTGAAGAAGAACATTTCCAGAACTGTAAACAGCGTTTGTTGTGCCTAGTTCAGCATTGCTAACTACATCAGCATACTCTGTTAAGTAAACGTTATTTGATCCATCAATGGTAACAAGTAATTCAATTACTTCAATATCAGTACCCTTTTTCATTTGTACGATATATTTAGCGCTTGAGTATGTTGTTGCTGACCATGTATCAATAGTTGTTGCAGTTGCAGCAGCAGTTCCTGTTGCAGATCCAATAAGAGCATCTGGAAGAGCAAGGCTTGTACCTGTTGCTGCTCCAATTTCTGGAGTAACAAGAGTTGGTGTATTAGCAAATACTAATGCGCCTGTTCCTGTCTCGTCTGAAATAACTCCTGCAAGTTCTGAAGATGATGTTGCAGCAAGTGCTGAGATCTTGCTTGCTGTAGTAATACCATTTGTAACTGTTGCAGCATTTCCAGTGTACTGTGTTGCTGACAGAACTTCAGTTCCATTAATCTTTAATACCTTGCCAGAAGCAAGATCCATGTGCTCAGAAGATGTCCATGCATCAGTTGCATCAATCCATGAGAAGGTTTTGTCTGTTGTACCCTTAAGTGTAAGACCACCACCGTCAGCGCCTGCATCTGTTGGAGTTGCTACTGAACCAAGTGTAAGGTTCTTGTCATCAACTGTGATTTCTGTTGAGTTAATTGTGGTTGTTGTACCATTAACTGTTAGGTCCCCTGAAAGAACCAAAGATGTACCAGTTGCAGCACCAATGTTTGGTGTTACGAGTGTTGGTGTATTAGCAAAAACAAGTGCTCCAGTACCAGTTTCATCAGAGATGATACCAGCAAGTTCTGAAGAAGATGTTGCTGCAAGTACGTTCAACTTATCTGTTGTTACAACAAGAGTCTTTGTGCTTGGAATACTTGTACCATTGATAGAATCAGCAGTTGCAACACCAAGTGCTGGAGTTGTAAGAGTTGGGCTTGTCAATGTTTTATTTGTAAGTGTCTGTGTGTTAGTTGTTCCAACTACCGCACCAGTTGCACCATGTGCCTCTGTTGCACCTGTGTGAGTTGTAAGATCTGAAGAAGTAGCCTTAGCATCCAACTGAGTTTGAATTGCTGAAGTTACGCCATCTACGTAGTTAAGTTCTGTAGCGGTTGCAGTAAGTGATGTACCAGCAATTTGTAAAGTTGTAGCGTTTACTTCTCCTGCTGCGCCATAAACAACTGCCTTACCATTTGCAATAGTTCCTGCTGATGATCCATCTACTAAGTTGAGTTCAGAAGCACTTGCAGTCAAATCTGAAACATTTGCTACTTGAACTGTAACTGTGTTGTTTGTATAAGAAATTGTTTTGTTGCTTAATGTTTGTGTTGCATCATTAAGTGTTACAGTACCTGTAGCGTTTGGAAGTGTGATAGTACGATCTGCTGTTGGTTCTGCTACTTCAAGAGTTGTCTCATAGTCATCTGCTGTTGCACCTTCAAATGAAATTGAAGAACCAAATACACCAACTGCTGCTGGATCTGACCATTGAACGCCATATGTTGCACCTGACGCTGCAGTGAGGACCTGTCCGTTGCTTCCAACGCCAAGACGTGCTACTGCATCATTTGCACTACCAACAATTAAATCACCTTTAGCATCTACAGTTCCTGCGGTAATAACATTTTTACCATTAACAGTTGCTGTTTCTCCTTGAACAATTAAACCATTTTTTACTTTAAAATCTTTGTCTACTGTTGCCATTTTTTATCTCCTTTTTTTATGCCTTTAATCCCATACGTGAATAACGTACAGTGATTGGGGTTATACCGATTACTGGAGTAACCGTTAAGGATACTGTATTTCCAGCACGGGAGACGCTAATGGTGCCAATATTCCCATCATTGTCAATAAGGCCATACTCAGTGACAGATACATCTGCACTGTCAGCAAGAACAACCAGTTCTGTTGCGTAGTATTTATTTTCGCCACCAGAAGTTTTTTTAATAGAGACCGAATACTTAACAGATCTCCATTCTGTTGCATCAAAATTATCAATTACTGTAGCACTTTCAATGCCGTTAATTGTTGACTCATTGTTTCCTGCACTACCCAAATCTGTTGCTTGAGCGCTTGCTGTGTCAATAAAATCTTCAAAGTCCGTCTGTGAAGGACGATCTCCTGTTTGAAATCTTAACTTTAAGTTTGCTAGTGATAGACGGGCCATGTTTATATTATAACATAATTTTATTACAAGATATAGTTAGAAAAACCAATAATCTGCATACCAATTCCTGGGGGATTTAAAGGATTTACACCTTCAATACCTACATTAGTTATCTTTAATCTAAATGGAAGTATTTCATTTATTGATACCTTTTTAGAATAGTCAACTGTTTTTATACCCGAAGATTTAAAACCTTTTATTGGAGTTATTTTGGTTTTTGTTTTAACATCAGTTAAAGTTGTTTTTGAATAATTAACAGTTTTAATTTT